AGCAACGCGACCCGCCCGGCTGCGACCTTGGGTGCAGCAACGACCGCAGATCCTTCGGTCATTGCGAACTCTGCCGCCCCGGCGCAGTTCCTGATCAATGCGTCGGCTAACGTCGGTGGCGCGTTCCTGACAAGCGGCGACACTCCGGGCGGCACTTCGGGCGTCCTGTTCTCAGCCTCTGATTTCGCGGCCCCCGGTGATCGCGTGGTGCAGAACGGCGACGTTCTGTCTGTGACCTACACCTTTAGCCTCGACGCGGCCTGATAGGAGATAGATATGGCAAGTCTTTTCAAGAAAGGCGACCTCGTTGAACTGAAGGTCGTGGTTCCGCAGGGCAAGGTCCAGTCGATCCGCATGGACGATGAAGGCATGGTTTGGTATCTCATCCCTTGGGTAGATGCCGAAGGCCAGAGCCAACAGCGTTGGTTCGCGGAGACGGAACTGAAACTTGTAGTTTAAACAGTGTCAGAGGGCGGCTTCGGATCAGGCACATGGGGTCAAGCAGGATGGGGGATGTCGGTTTACTACCGCGCCTCAGACGAAACTTCGACCATCAATGATGCCAACACAGGGGCGGGTACGCAGTTCAATGCGCCCGTCTCAGAATCCGTTGTCGCCCAAGACATTGTTACTTCGGTCTACAGTCTAGGTTCGGCGGTATCTGAATCGGCAGTCGCAGCAGATGCGATTACGGTCAGTAACCTCGCCAATACGTTCATCAACGAATCGACCTCCGGGTCGGACGCTGTATCAGCGCAGCAAGAGTTCGCCTCTGCGGTGTCTGAGTCTGTAATTGTTGCGGATGCCAATGCAGCCAGCGTCTCTTTTACCTCGTCCATCAGCGAATCCGCGACCGGAACCGATACTGTTTCGTCGGTGTATTCACTGGGGGCAAGTGTTAGCGAGTCCTCGACTGGATCTGAAGTCATGGCGGCTCAGATCAACTTTGCGACCAAAGTCAGCGAAGCGGCGACCTACTCAGACGCCAACTCGGCCAGTAACGACTTCAAGGTCGTAGTGAACGAATCGGCTGTTTACGCCGATAGCGCACCCAAAGCAGGACAAGAGTTCGACTCTCAGATCCAAGAGACGGCGACCTATCAGGACGATGTGTACTCCGTCTTCTCGTTCCCAGTGAGCGTGGACGAATCTGCGACCGCAAGCGATACGACCTCGTCCTTAGCCACCTTCGGCGCGAAAGTGGCTGAGATCGTCTCTGCGGCGGAGACAGCGGCGGCTCAGATGAACTTCAAGGTGATGATCAATGAGATCGTCACCGCGGCTGATTCGGACGCGGCGGCAGGGGTCACCTTCGATGTCGAGGTTGCCGAATCCGCCACGGCTTCAGATGTGATGGCCGGTGGATATCTCTGGAATCCGGTCGATGACAATCAGTCGGCTAACTGGCAGAATTTAAACGATGATCAGACACCGGGATGGTCTGATGTCGATGACTCGCAAACCACGACTTGGGCCAACATCCCTACGGTGAATTAGGAGTTTAAACATGGCTAGTACTTACAGCACTAACCTCGCACTGGAACTGATTGGCACGGGCGACCAAGCCGGTACTTGGGGCGTTACGACCAATACCAACCTTGGCACGTTGCTAGAGCAGGCGATCTCAGGGTACGTCACTCAGGCAGTTTCGACTGGTACGGACACAACCATCACGATCCCGAACGGATCGACGGGTGTCGCCCGCAACATGTACATCGAACTGACCGGCACGGGTGGTACAAACACCAACCTGATTGTTCCGGCCAACAAGAAACTTTACTTCATCTTCAACAACGCCTCTGGCGCAGTGACGGTGAAGGTATCGGGTCAAACCGGCGTTTCTGTCCCGGCTGGCAAGAAGATGATCCTTGTCTCCAACGGCACGGATATCGTCAATGGCGTCAACTACATTGCGGACTTCGGAACCAACAGTTTCACCGTTACGAACCTAACGGCAACCAGCGCAACCATTACCAACCTGATCGCCACCACGGCAACTGTTTCGGATCTTTCTGCAACCGTGCTTCGTGCTGCATCTGCAAGCATCACCAATCTGGCTCTGACCAGCCTCACGATCAGTAGCCTTAGCATTACCAATGTCTCTGTTGCTTCGGCTACCGTTAGCAGCAACCTGACCCTCTCCGGCGGCACCGCCAACGGCGTGCTGTATCTGAACGGCAGCAAGGTGGCGACCAGCGGGAGTGCGCTGACGTTTGATGGGACGAATTTTGCGACTACTGGTCGCGTAACAGCCAATGATTTTTTGGCTACTGGTTCCGCGTACTACGCAACTGTTAGTGGTGTTACATACGGGTCTTTAATAGCAACAGGCGGGGCTGGGGCGCTGACTTTAAATGCCAATAATGGCAGTAATTTGATTTTCCAAGTTGCGTCAACAGAAGGCTTCCGCCTCACCTCCTCCACGCTCTACACAGCGTCGGGGATTAACGTCGGCATCGGGACGAGTTCGCCTGCTGCAAAATTACACGTTAGTAACGGAGTCAATACAGATAGCGGTAATTTTACGGGTCTTATTATTGGTGGTAGTGACGCGACAACCGCTAGAACGGCCTCGCTGATTAAGAACACTTCTACGCCTTATGATCTAACAATCCGCAGCCAGAACAATACTGGCACGACCAGTGGGAGTCTGTTTTTCCAAAACGGGTCAACGACGCAGATGACCCTCGACTCCTCCGGCAACCTCGGCATCGGGACAAGTTCGCCGTTATACAAGTTGACTGTGCAGAGTGCGATTGACACTTATGCGTTCAACATCCGCGACACCATCGGCAACGAGCGGATTTTAATTGGCTCTCGCGCATCAGCGCCTGTTAACAACATCGTTCCTGTTCAGATTGCTAACGACAACGACGGCAATTTATTGCTTTGTTCCAGAACGAACAACCCTTCTGGTATCAAGTTCTACAGCAATGCCGGAACTGCGGCAGTTCAGGCGATGACGCTTGATGCGAGTGGGCGGTTGGGAATTACAGCCACCAGTCCAGACGCACAATTGTGTTTTGTTGCTCCGCTTTTCTCAGATAGCGCAACGCAAGGCATGATTCGTTTTCAAAATCCAGCAAACGATGCTGATAGCGCAATTCAGTCCTATTATGTGAGTGGCGCCGGTAGTGACATTAATTTGCTTTCTAATTGTTATGTCTCAACAGCCGGGACTTATACAAGGTTTGACGCTACAAGAGCGTCGGCTTATGTCAATGTAAGTCGTGATGGTTTTCTTGCTTTTGGAACTGGCTCTGGTGCGCCGTCCGAACGCGCCCGCATCAGTTCAGACGGAACATTCCGCGTAAAAGGCGCAGGCACTGCTGGCTCTACGGATGCGTTTTTGGTGGACGGTGCAGCACCGGCAAGCGCAGCCCGCATCACGAGCGGGGGGGATTTTGTTGTAGGAAATAATACGTCTAATTATAAAATTGCCAGCGTAGGCGATAACGCGGCAAAGTTCCAAGGATTAACCATTGGCGCATCGGGCGGCGAATACCCAAGTGCTGGGTATGGAGTACGGTTTACAGGAACCGGGTTAAATTACAACTACGACGCCTCTGATTACGCGGTAATGATCCGTTATGGTCAAAACAGTGGTCGTATTGAGACGTTTACTGCGGCTTCTGGAACAACTGGAAACGCTATTACGTTTACCGCTGGCCCGTATGTAGCAAATCTTGGCACATCGTGGACTAACTCATCCGACGAGCGACTTAAAAACATAACGGGAGAAATCCAGAACGGATTAAGCAAGGTTTGCTCTTTGCGTGCTGCTGAGTTTACTTGGAAGGTTGGCGGAAACACGGCACCGCAAGTGGGCCTTATCGCGCAAGATGTGTTAGCGGTTCTGCCTGAAGCCGTAGTGGTTTCCGATCAAGAGTTTGACGGTACAACTGCAACGGGTATGGGCGTCAATTATGACCAAACGATTCCGCTTCTTGTCGCCGCAATCAAAGAGTTGAAGGCTGAACTTGACGCAGCCAAAGTTAAAATCGCCGCATTGGAGAGCAAATAAATGTCTACTGTAATCACATGGAACATTTCCGTTTTGAACTGCATCCCGCAAACCGCAGAGGGCGCGGATTACGTCATCTGCTGCCACTGGCAGTGCAACGGCGTTGACGGCCAATACAACGGCAGCGTCTACTCGACCTGTTCGTTTCCCGTAGTGCAGGGTGCCTTCACCCCGTATAACCAACTGACGCAGGATCAAGTGCTAGGCTGGATTTGGGCCAACGGCGTGGATAAGGCCGCGACCGAGGCTGCGGTGGAGCAGCAGATTGCGAACCAGAAGAATCCTCCGATTGTCTCGCCCAAGTTGCCGTGGGTAGCCTAATGATTAAACTCGAATTGACGATTGAAGAAGTCAACGCCATTCTGCAAGTGCTCGGCGATCTGCCGACTAAAACTGGCGCATGGCCTCTTGTGTTGAAGATTAAAGAGCAGGCCGAGCCACAGGTTCCGCCTTCGGAGCCGGTACAATAAATTTAGGGGTAGTCTATGGCTAACCTTTTTGACTCTGCGAATTATCCGACCCGAGAGCCGACCGCTCTGCAAGCGGGCGATCTCTGGGCGTGGAAGCGCACCGATTTAGTCACGGACTACCCATCGTCGGCGTATAGCCTTTCGTACATTGCGCGTCGAGAGATCACGGGCGAGAAGATTGCTATCTCGACCACCGGCTCGACCGAGGCTTACACGGTCTCGGTATCCTCGACCACGACCGACAACTACGAAGCAGGCCGATACCACTGGGTGGCATACATCACCCGCACGTCGGACTCTGCCCGTATCGAAGTCGATAAGGGCGTGTTTGAGGTTGCGCCAAACCGCTCAACGAGTTCAGCCGATCCGCGCTCGTTCGCGCAGATTGCGCTCGACAACATCGAGACGTACTTAAAAGACCCGACCAACCTTGCAGCCGCGTCCTACTCGATTGCCGGACGCTCGCTCTCGCGCTGGAATCGTGCCGACCTTTTGACCGAACGCGAACGGCTCAAGGGTGAGGTGACGCGAGAGCGCAGGGCCGAACAGATCGCCAAGGGATTGGGAACTAACGCCACAATTCGCGTGAGGTTTACGGCATGAGTCTACTCGACTATTTCAAAAGACAAACGCCAAAGCCTCGTAAACGATCCTTTGACGCAGCAAACACCGGTCGGCTTTTTTCCGACTGGCTCGTTCAAACCAAGACCGCCGACAGCGATCTACGCTATGCGCTCAAGGCCATGCGTGCTCGCTCGCGTGATCTCTGTCAAAACAATGACTATGCGCGGCGGTATCTTGATCTCGTAGCAACGAACGTCGTCGGGCCGCGTGGCATCACGTTACAGGTGCGTGCGCGTGAGCAGACGGGTGCGCTCGATCAAGTAGCCAATCAGCAGTTAGAGGCGGCGTTCTATGCGTGGGCGCAGCCGGGCGTGTGTACGGTAGACGGTCGGCTGTCGTGGATCGACGCGCAGCGCGTCTTTATCGAGAGCGTAGCGCGAGACGGCGAGTGCTTTGTATTGTTCGTAGAGGACAATGCAAACCCATTCCGTTTTCGCTTACAGTTCATTGATCCCGACCTTGTGGATCAAGACAAGAACGAGATTCTGGCAAACGGCGGTCAGATTCGCATGGGCATTGAGATCGACGCCTCTGGTCGTCCGGTCGCTTACCATGTGCGAGTACGTCCGCCCGATGATTACCAGATCGGCACGACGAACCCCAAGACGGAGCGCATCCCAGCCGAGCGCATGATTCACGCATTCCGCGTGGATCGTATCGGCCAGAATCGCGGCAGCCCGTGGACTGCCACCTCGATGACGCGGCTCAAGATGCTCGGCGGTTACGAAGAGGCCGAGTTAGTCGCAGCGCGAGTGTCGGCTTCGAAGATGGGGTTTTTCGTCTCGGAGTCGGGCGACGAGTACCAAGGAGATGGGACTGCACCGGATGGCACGCTCAATATGGATGTGCAGCCGGGCCAGTTCTCGCAACTGCCCGCGGGTGTAGACTTCAAGGCATACGATCCGCAGCACCCCTCGACGGCCTTTAAGGACTTTGAAAAGGCGATGCTGCGCGGTATAGCCTCGGGCCTCGGCGTGTCTTATACGTCGCTGGCGAATGATCTAGAGGCGGTATCGTATTCGTCCATCCGCCAAGGGCTGCTCGAGGAGCGCGACCATTGGCGCACTGTGCAGCACTGGGTCATCGAGCATTTCTGCCAGCCGGTCTATCTGCGCTGGCTGCGACAGACGCTCGACTCTGGCGTGATTAACCTTCCGGCAAATAAGTTCTTCAAGTTCAGCGCGACCCAGTGGGTGCCGCGTGGCTGGCAGTGGGTTGATCCGCGCAATGAGGCGGAGGCGCAGATTCTCGCCATCAACAATGGTTTGATGACGAAGACGCAAGCCCTTGCGGAACGCGGACTCGATCTTGAGGACGTACTGCTAGAGCAGCAAGCCGAAACCGAGTTGAGCGGCAAGATCGCACCGGACAGCGCAACGTCTGTAGCGAGCGATGCAGAGCAAGCATTTACGGGCGTGCAGATCACTGCAATGATCGATGTGCTCGCGAAGGTGAGAGAGAACATACTGCCGAAGGATTCGGCGGTTCAAATTCTCATCCAGTCGTTCCCCATCAGTGCTGAAGATGCACGCAAGATGGTCGATCCGATTGAGCCAATGGAGTTCGTTGAAGCCCCAGTCAGACCGGCTGTTGCGGTGGAGGCATAACTATGGCGGCCAAGTACGACATCGTTTGCGATCAAGGCGCAACATTCAGCCGTCAATTGACATGGCTCGACGACTCATCGAGCGCGGTAAACTTGACCGGCTACACGGCGCGTATGCAAGTGCGCGAAACGGTCGAGTCATCCTCAACGCTGCTGTCGCTGACCACGGAGAACTCGCGCATTGCTCTCGGCGGTACGGCTGGCACTATCACGTTAACTGTAACAGCAGCGGATACGGCAGCGGTCGTCGCCGGTCACTATGTCTATGACCTAGAGTTAGTCTCCGGCGCTGGCACGGTGTATCGGCTCGTGCAGGGTTGCTTCACTGTAGACGCAGAGGTGACGCGATGACCGAGCGCATCATCGTTGACGAAACTTTGCAATCGGTCGTCATTGAGGAATCGAACAACGAGGTCGTCGTTCGTACCGGTTGGCCCGATGGAGCAAAGAAAGGTGCAAACAGCGACATCACCTCGCTGTCGGGACTCACTGGCGGAGTTGCCACGCCGACGTATATTGATTTCGCAGCGGCCGGTGCCACGGACGCGGAGCGCCGACTGGCGTGGAATCCCGACACCGGCACCGTGCAGATCGGCATGGTCGGCGGCAACGTACAGGCCGAACTCGGGCAGACGCTATATGCCTATGTGCACAACGCGGAAGCCTCGACGATTGCCAAGGGCAAGCCGGTCTATCTGTACCAAGCGACGGGCAACAAGGCATCGGTGAAACTGGCCTACAATACCTCGGACGCGACATCTGCGAAGACCTTTGGCCTTGCAGCCGAGAGCATTGCCTCTGGCGCAAACGGCCTAGTCATCTGCCAAGGCGTGCTCGATAAGATCGACACGAGCGCATTTAGCGAAGGCGATACGCTGTACCTCGGTGCGACTGCAGGCACGCTCACGGCGACAAAGCCGAAAGCACCAAACCACATGGTTTATATTGGCGTGGTCGAGCGAGCCAACAACGGAAACGGGCAAATTTATGTCCGCGTGCAAAACGGCTACGAACTGGACGAAATCCACGATGTGCAGATCAACTCGCCCGCCAATGGGCAGTTGATTATTTACGATGCCGCCACGAGCCTTTGGAAAAATGCCAACCTCACGGCGGGCACCGGCATCTCGATTACCAAC